TTTTTAGAGAGGGTAGCACATTTGGTAAGGGTAACGGCGAGTTTGCTTGAAAAAGTTATTAAAGTTTTGTCGCCATGGCGAAAGAGGATAAAAGGTTAGGTTTTGATACCTCTCTGACTGTTTAGTGTCTGCCAAGGTTGGAGTTTTCAGTTTGTTTTTTACGTATGTGTGCAAATAGGTGGCGTTTGACCCTTTGTTATATCTTTGGTTTTTCATAGGGCATATTATTCGCCGGGTTGAGAGTTGAGGCACCTGGATGGGTTATAATTGGTGTCGGTGTCAGATTTGAGGGTGAAAGTGGTTTTGATGCAGCTTCTGGGGACGAAGCAGGAGTTACAAGGGGATTTTATGCTGATTACAGAAGGTAAGAAGTTTTACAGTGCTTCGAAAATATGGTTCAGTCAAAGCACCACCATAGCAGGGCGTGGCTACGAAGATTCTTTCTTTCTGAAGATCCTCTATGCTGACCTGAATTTTCGTTTGGTTTAGAGCTGGTTTTGGTGGTTCTAGTTCAGGTATTTCTACATCTTGAATAGTTGTAGGATCGAAATCCGGGGGTGAATAATTCTGTTCATTATCTGTCATAACAACTCCAGGTCAGTTAAATTACTTCTACATCAAAAAATTTATATTTGAATGATGCAATGGCTGTAAAATATTCTAGTGTAGCACCAGTAACGTCAAAGTCAAGTGCTTCTAGACTAATGGGAAATATATCAGAAAAGATTATTCTTTGCTGAGGCAGATTGCTGCTATTTAGAATGGTTAATGTACCATCGCTGTATGCACCAGCATCAGTAGTGAACGGGAATCTATCGGTTCTGGTCTGTATAAAATTACCGTATTGTTTATAGTTACCGGGGAACCCCAGAGCAACAATCCATCTATACAGTTCTAGATAATTGCTCATGTATTCATCTACAATGAATCTAATAGTGAATTCACCGAAATTCAATTTATCGCCTATTGTAGGCAAATCTGTGAAGGGTGTCGATTGAACTGCGAAGCCCAAATCCAAAGACGGTAAATTTGCGCTCTGACAAGTAAAACTGGTGTTGGGTAGATCCTTGACCGAAAACAAAAATGCATTGGGTCTAAGGAAATTTACCGTAGTGGGTCTGGAATTTTCCCAGTTATTGGCTAGAATGTTTAGGTTGCTTGTGTACATATCAATATTTATAAAGAAAAAAAGGGGCGCCTAAGCGCCCCTGACCGATCTTGGTGTCGGCTTAAATCTAAACCTAATTACATTAGGTTGATAACACGGCTCTTACGATAGTACTGATTACGGTTAGCTGTGAAGCTATCAGCATCGTTAGCACCGGCTGCATTGGTTACATAGGGGTTAGCAATCAGACCGTAACGAGTCTTGAAGCCAATCTTTGGCTGGAAGCTGTTAGGATCGATAGCACGAACCATCTGGAGCGGAACATATGGGCAGTAGAAGATACCAGCGTCATATGGACTTGAACCCTTGTAGCCTACCATGTAGAACTGACTAGCAGCACCCAGGTTGCCTGTATATGGGTCTATGTAAACACGATAACGACCGTTCAGAACACCAGCAAAGGTATTGCCTGTGTCGTCGACGTTAAGGCTTGTGCTCAGTGCAGGAGCATAGTCAAGAACACCAGACATGGCCAAAGCACTAGCAACGTCAGCTGAACAGACAATGATGTTACCTTTGCCGCGACGTGTGTCTTGGGCAATATGGTTGGCATCACGCTCGATGTTGAACAACAGACCCTTGAAACGCTCGACTGACCAACGACCGTTGGAATCGACATCAAGGTCAAAAGTACCAGGAGCTGCTGTAGCTGGGCTACCAATTTTAGCGACCTTATAGATCAAGCGAACGATTTCGCGGTTGATCTCAAACATGAACTCTTGGCTGAGGATGTTGCTAAGCTCAGCTTCGGCATCAAGACCATGAATGGCTTTCAGGTCCTGAGCAAGTTCAACTGTGTATTCTGCTTTAAGCGCACGGCTCTTGGCAGTAACAGTTGTCTTGTCGATACTGAAAGACATTTCATTGTAGTCATTAGCAGCTTCCATGTTGGCTGTAGTATTAGCAGTACCTGTGGTAAAGCTACCTGTAGCCAAAATGTTCGAAATAGAACCACTATGTGTACCTGTACCGCTGAAGTCGGTATCGGCTTCATTGTAAAGAGCTTCAACACGTGTTTCAGTGTTGGCACGCTCTGAACCATACATGCTGCGCATTGCGAAGATCAGGCCGGTTGGACCGGTCATGGGCTGAACGCCGCAGATGTCATAGGCCATGAGGTTCGGCATGCTTCTACGAACCAGGCCAATAAGGATTGGGTCATAGGTGCTGATACCAGAAGATGCCTGAATGTTGTTAGCAGGTGTTTCTGTCAACAGCGATGAACGCTCTTCACGAAGTGATTTCTCTTGGTTTTCTAGCAAAACGCTAGTAACCTGACGCTTATAGCTATCTTCAATTTTGGGCAGATCTGGATGATCCAGAATAGCGGCCCACTTTTGTTGCAATTGTTCGGATAAGAACATTAGGGTCTCCTAAATCTTTTTATTATTTATGAATTATTGCTTCTTGATGCCACGAGATAAAGCCCTGGCATACTGGCTAACCAAGCTATTCTCAGTAATCATGCTTGGAGCTTGTTCAGCATCTTCAAGCAGTGGAGCAGCCTGGTCAGCAACTACTGTTGTAGCAGCTGGTGCCTTGGGGAAATAGTTTTCTTTGATTACAGAAACTTTTTCCTTGTACAGGTCTTCATCTTCGAATTCTACACCTTCCAGAAGCTTATTCAGCTTGGCGGCTTCGGTATCGGCAAGATCTTTGCTCATTTCTTCGATAACAGCCAGGCGACGCATATCATTTACCTGATTGTTTAAGGCTACGTTGGCTTCAATGGCTTCGTCTAGTTTGGCCTGTAAAGCTTCGGTAGTTTCCTGCAATTCACCTAGTACATCATATTTTTCTTCAGGAACTTCAATGAAGTGTTCTTTGAATAGTCCCTGGAGACCATGGATAAAGTCCTCGGCAATCTCGGTACGGAGACCAGACTCGATTGCAATCTCGTTTTCCTTCATCCAATTTTCTACCACATAATTTAGGTAGCTATCAATTTTTTCAACCATGGCTTGCTGGAATTCTGCAACATCCTCGGCGAATTTTTCGTCCAGGGCTGCATTAATTTTTTCCATTTCATGGTTAACTCTGGCAACAACAGCAGCTTCAAAAATGCTGGTTGCTTTTTCTTTGAAATCTTCGCTAAGATCAGCACCAAAGATTGGGCTAAGATCGATCTTAGCTACTTCGGTTGTTTCTTCTTCGATGGATTCTTCTTCAACAGTTTCCTGGACAACAGTTTCTTCAGCAGAAGCGTCTACTTCTTCCTGATGAACATTGCCCTTGCTGCTGGACTGGTTAACAACTGATCTTGGGTCAGCAACAGTTGTAAAGTTTGGAGCTGCACCAGCGCCACTGTGCTGAGGGACTGGTGATTTGCTGACTGGAGCTGCAGCCTTGGCGCCCTGGTTTGGATCTTTTTCATCTCGGCTTTCGAAGCTGGCGTCCTCGCTGGAACCTTGCTTGGGGCTAGATGCATCACCGGGCAGTTTGGCACTAAGAGTGCTATCCTTTTTAACAGATGCCGCACCCATTTCTTCGGCTTCGTCAAGTTTACGAGCCTCCAGACGCTCTAGCAGCTGTTTAATTTTACTATCTACCGACATTTAGAGTCTCCTAAATGATTTTTTCTATTGATTATTTATAAGAATTCTTACCTTGAAAGACCAGACATGAACTGTTCCCAGATCTTAAGTTTGGCTTCATCGAGGTTTTTAGCTGTAGTTTGCTTCATGACCTTCTGAGCATTCTCTATCTGTATACTGGTCCAGATACCATTTTCTAGTATCCATTCTCGGCCTTCCATGATGCCAGCCACGAATGCATCTGGAGCACTGGGATCAGCAACAATGTCTACAGTGGCCAGATGAAAATCATCCTGCACTTCCATGACACCATCTTTGGTCTCTTTGAGACTACCCAGCCCTCGGCTGCTGACACCCAGGCGAACTCCCTCATCTATAAAGTTTCGAGCGATCTTGCCCATGGGTGTTTCTAAGATCTTGGCTCGGCCTATTACATCCTTGCCTTCGAATCTTAGACTTGTAATCAGGTGGCTTACCTGATTCAAATTAATACTAGGATTATCAGGATGTCCTAATTCTCCTAGACTTCGTTTTTCGGCTATCATGGTCTGGTATCTATCCAGTTCTTTTTCCATGACCGCATACGGATAGATTCTACCGTTGCGATTGCCTTTGTCGCTCTGCATGAAGATACCTTCGATAAAATAATTTTTTCTACCATTGGCATCTTCGGTCAGGTATTGCAGCTCCTGAGTGCTTTCTCTGATGAGTTTCATATTAGATCTTTAGGTAATCTGGCAGGGTTTGGTTATTAGGTTCGGTATAACCAGCTGATTTATGCAGTGTCAGTATAACAGTGCCAGCACTGGCTCCCATGTTAACAATGACGTTGCTGTTGGCGCTTTGGTTAAGAACAAACCCGCCATTCTGGGCAAAATCCCAGTTATCCATGCCGCCGGCGCCAATTTCTAGTATGGTGGTCCCGTCGGCTCTTTGAATATTTCCAGCTGTTACAAAATTAAAATAAACATGAGCAACAGTTACAACACTATTGGCTCTGTCAAAAGTTTCGTCAGACAGTTTAAGTGCTGCTAGATCTATGGTGCTAGAACCAGAACCTATGTACTGGACTATGGCCTGCTGTCTGACCTTTTTAAGAATATGCTGAGGCATTTTCTATCCTTGTTTATTAGACAGATAGGTTATATCTATCTTTAACTAATTTGGCAACATAGGCTGGTTTGCCTGAATGTATATGGTGCCCAGTTTCCCCATTGGGGTGCGTATACTTGATCTTTACTGTATGTGCACCGTCAGGATGTTTGTGAACTTTTTCGACCGAATACTTGGTATTAGTTTTTCCGGCTTCATCAATCTGTTCTACATCTTCTTTCATCTTACGCATGGCACCATACTTGGCACCC